TGGCTGCTTCCTTGAGATAGATGTCCGACTTTTCACTTGTCTTGGACGCAAACTTGTCACCCATATCAAGCACTACAATGTCAGGCTCGTATGCCTTAATGATAGCTTCAACCCATGCCATATCTTTACCTGTGCTGTCTTTGATAAAGACGTTCTTCTCCACTGGATCGTAACGTAGTGCAGCCACCGCCATGTTAGTCTTCACTTCATCCATGCTCATACTTGTAGCGGCACTAAGGTATCTCGCACCCACACGTTCATAACTTTCTTCATTACACAGAACCATGCACTTAGCACCCTGTGATGCAAACCCATCAGGTGCAGCTATTGTACTAGCGTGAAAGCTAGTCTTACCTGTGTTAGGTCTAGCACCTACAACAACTAAATGTCCTGCACTTATGCCCTCTGTCCTACGTTTAAGTGTAGGTATGTTCCACTTCCATTGTGACTGTATGTCATTGGCTTTTAATAATGTATCGATACTCGTATCATCCCACTCTACCTTGAGGTTGGGTAGGAAATCATCTTGGTAATTACTCAGTATGTTTCTCAGGGGTTCGAGACTAGACTGTGATCCGTTAACGTAATCAAATCCAAGGTTAGCAATCTCTTCACCTACCACCTGTTGAAATAACTTAGATAGTACATCATCAGCTATCTCTGTAGACAGTGGCTTCTCTCGTGCAACCTTTTGAAACAACTCACTAAAGACTAGCTTGTTAGCTGTAGTCATACTGGTGTTGTTAACAAAGAATAGAGATTCTAACTCTGTGGGTGTAATGTTCTTACCGTATGTGTCCATAGCGTAGTCAAGAGTCTGCTTGATCTTACGTGCATCTTTACTGAATATCTTATCTGGACAGCGTATACCCTTGTGATTATCGTAGAACTCTTTGTCCAACATAGTGCGGATCAATGCTAGTTCCATCATGTTTGTCTCCTCTCTCAATCAAAACTTTTCTCCTTGTTGTATACCTTATCCAACTCTTCATCAAAAGCTTTATCTGAGGCATACCTCTTACACGCCTCTAACACTTCGTCTACTGTCAAGTCAACGTATACTTTACCTAATGGTACACGTTTATCTATTATCGCTGTCTTCACCATTTGTATCTCCTTGTATGCATGTTAGCCTTACTCCTACCCTACTCTCTGGTGTCATTGAATAGTACAACATATCATAGTTATTAAAACATTGATACATATCATCATACGTTCCTATCTTCCTGACTTCTGGCTCACCATTGAACAACCATATAAATACTAACGTCCACATCAGAACATCGGATTCATTAGGTCAAATCTTTCGTACCAACTGCTACCCTCTAAGGCTAACCACATCAGTACAGGCACACCTAGTATAAGGATTATACAAACTAGGAATGCCCATCCTAAACCTTTTGTTGTACAGTAATGTTCAGACATAGCTCTTCCTGTACTTCTTAGGGAAGTGCTCTTTGTTCAGCCCTCTGCTAACTTGCTCTGCTGCCCACGAGTAGTTCACATTAAAGTGTCTGGCTGCATCAGCTATACTTTTGAAGTCTTTGCCGTGTAGCCTACAAGCCCTGCCTCTCTGCTTTTGAGTTGGCTCTACCTTAATACGGATATGGCATGGTACATTCTTTGGTTGCATTATTTGTCTCCTATATTTCTTGGTGCATATACTTCACCGTTGTATTGGCTACCTGTTTCAGTATCTGTTCCGAAGTTAAAGTAAGCTAGTATAACTAGCATTGCCATTATCCAGTAGAAGGTAACCTTAACCCACTTGATAAATGCTTCGTATGTTTGCTTTGCTTCTAGCTCTGCTACGTGTCTTGGTTCTACACCCTTCATTAAACTATCTCCTCTAGTTTCTTAATGTCTGCATCTACTTTGTATTTAATATCATCATAGAGTCTTAACGCTATAGTTTCTAACCCTGTGTAAGCCTCTATCTCTCTCTTGTACTCTAGTGTTTTATATGCAGCGTCAGGGTCTAATGCTACAATAACCTTATAAAAATTATCTAAGTGTTGCATATTAGATACACTGAATGATGTACCCAATATAGCCAAACCTGTTAGCCCAGGAAATAGTTTAGCTGCTACGGTAGCACTAATAACATCCTCAACTACTATCACCACACCACTGGGTTTACCTACAACACGAGTGAATACAGTGGGTGTCCTGTCGTAACGCTTCCACTTAACTTGTCCTGCATAGGATGTACATCTACCAATCGCTCCAACAAGTCTGCCTTTGTCATAGATAGGAAAGACTACTCGTGAGTCCATCACATCATACATCAAGTCTTCACCATACAAGCCCCACCTACCAATGAATCTCTCAAACTGCTTATGCTCTACAGTAGGCTTGACTATATACTCAGGCCAAGTAAATAACTCATGCTCCGACTCAGGCTCTTCATACTGGTTAAGCCTACGTTGTATCTCTTGGGCTGTCATACCTGATGACACAACACCTTTAACTCTGCAGTCAAGCTTGTAACAATTGTAAAGCAAAGCACTACCATCTCGTGTAGCAGTGAATGTGTTCTTACCTCTGCACACAGGGCAGTCACCTCTATGTCTATAATCTTCTTTTAGATCAAGGGTTTCTAGGTAGTTCCTAATGTTGTTCATCTCTGCTCCTCCGTTTATTCAATGCATTACTTGCGCCACTAAATGTGTTGACTAAGTATGGCTTGACTGATTCAGGATTCACATGCCCTGTTACTTGCATCAACTCAAGAGTCTCAACACCTGCCTCTACCATCTCAGTGATTGCAGTCCTACGTAGATCCATAGCTGTCAGTTTCTTTGGTAGTCCTGCAGCTTCCTTGACTTCATTGATTGCATCATCGATGTGGTCAATAGCGTATGGCACATATGCCCCTGCCACTGGTGTAGTCTTGGGTGCTACATAGTCTTGGAATCCAAAGTCCTGACTCTGTTGCCTGAGCATAGAAAGTAGATCATCAGGTATCGGCAAGTGCACATCAGCACCACGTTTACTTTGTGTTAAATCAACACGTTGTGCGCTGAAGTTAATGTTATCCCAAGTCAAGGTACGCATGTCTCCAACACGCTGCGCCCACTCGTATGCCATGTGTACAATCAATCCAATGCTACGCCACTTGAAGTTACCGTATGCTGTGTCAAGAAAAGATACTACTTGATCACGAGTCCACTTGACCTTGCGTGGCTTAGTGCTCTTCGTCTTGATCAAACGTACTGGGTCATTGTCCATTACGTCTAACCTCATGCTGTACTTCCATGCCGTAGACAGGACAGCCTTGCGATAGTTAGCTGTGCGTACACCAGACACAAGCCACTTCTCGTAAGCCAGGTTAGTGTGTCTAGCTTTGATGCTGCGTACTGTGTAGTTACCTAAGAGCCTACCCTCTACGTTAGTCTTAAGTATTACATCCAAGTGTGTCTCGTAGTCTTTCTGTGACTTAGCACTCAAGTTGCGAAAGTTATTGCTGTGTAGATAGAAGTCTACAATAGCTGACAACTTCGATGTATGTTTAGGTATGTCTACCACTTTCTCCTCACTTTCCAATATACCCACGATTCCATGCAATGACCTTCGCCAATCAGCATGTCAATCAAATAAACTATGTTAAGTCTTCCCTCCTTTTGCCACTGATGATTTCTTGCGCTGAACGTCTGATTGTTTTGTCCTCCTAGTATTACGTTTAACAGGACGCTCATTGCTATCAGTATCCGTTTTAGGTAAATCCCCAAGCCTGTCGGTAATATCATCATGTGGATCATCTTTCGGGTCAACTTCATCATCTGTCATCTTCTTCTGTTCCTTCCATCGTCTTCGCCTTTGTATGTGTCATACACAAACCAGACGAATGCTAGAAGATAAACTACGATTATCAATATAGGTATCTTATACATCAGAACAAAGGTTCTCCTTCCTTGTCTAAGACATCTACACGAAAAAAGTTTTTATGTGGAAATCTTGGCATGTCTATGTCATTTACCCCATCGTCTTCATGTGTCACAGGTAACAAACCCATAGCCTCCATGTGTTGCAGTAAACTAACTGGCAACTGAGGTATCTCCATATTTGGCAGACTTCCTATAAATTTCTTTGTCTTCATCTGTCTCTCCAAAACACTCCTTGATGTAAACAAATTCATTCTTAGCATACAGATCTTTTAAATACAATATATCCTTACGGCTGTCGCTTGAATGATAAGCAAACATCTTCTTTGTTGTCTTACTATATATGTCCAGTGCATAGTACATAGTTGCTCCTACACATTGATGTACTGATGGGTATTCATAGTGTAGCTTATGCCCATCTCGTAGTCAGGACTTGTGGAATATAACTCTGATAGTGCATCCACTAATACCCTTACGTTGTTGTGAAAGTTACCTGATTTATCTTGGTAATCATCTGAACCATCACACACAGGTAACACTGTCACTATCTCTTTCCAATGCTTCCACTTTTTCTTTTCCACATCTTCTTCATCTGGATTCAAGCATTCTACATGTCTCTCGTACACATATATAACTGCATCATGGTAGTCAGCTACTTTTACTTTATATGTCTTGTCTTCTAACATTACTTCCTCCTCTTCTTA